AACAAAAATTGTAGAAATATTTAAAAAATACTTACAAAATGAAGCCGAATCTATTTAATAGTATCAAATTAATGAAGCCGAAAAAAAATGTTTTCGACTTAACACACGACGTAAAATTATCATGTGATATGGGAAACCTTGTACCAATTCTGACAATGGAATGTGTACCTGGAGACAAATTTAATATTTCGTGTGAATCACTTATCAGGTTTGCACCAATGACAGCACCAGTTATGCATCGAATGGATGTATCAATGCATTATTTCTTTGTACCAAATAGGATATTGTGGCCAAACTGGGAAAAATTTATTACAGATGCTAATTCAGGAATAGTTGCACCATTTCTTAATTATGATTTTGGTTATCCTGCAGCAAATCAAAAATTTTTAGATTATCTAGGAGTACCACCACCACCAACTGGAAGTTCAGCAGCACCTATTAGTGCTCTGCCTATGGCAGCGTATCAATGTATTTACAATGAGTATTATAGGGATCAAAATTTGATTGCTCCAGTAGATTATAAATTAGTAGATGGTAATAACGCTGCAAACAACGCAGTATTAACAACAATGCGTAAAAGAGCATGGGAACATGACTATTTTACAGCGTCTTTGCCATTTGCGCAAAAAGGAGATGCAGTAGATATTCCACTAGGTGATATTTCAGTCCCATATACAAAAATTCAAGGTAGGAACACAGCAGGTGTTACTGGTGACGTAGTTAGTTCACCATCAGGTTCATATGATATAGATAACCTACCAGCACCAATAGCAGGTAATGGTTTATTTGTACCATCAATTAATGCAGATGTAGAGCCAACAACAATTAATGACCTTAGAAGGGCATTTAGATTACAAGAGTGGTTAGAAAAAAATGCACGTGGTGGAACACGTTATATAGAATCAATTCTCACACATTTTGGTGTAAAAAGTTCAGATAAAAGGCTTCAAAGACCAGAATATATTACCGGAACGAAATCTCCAGTAGTAGTATCGGAGGTTTTAAATACAACAGGTAGTTTTGAAGCAGGAGACCCAGCTAGTGCAACTTCATCACCTCAAGGTGCTATGGCAGGTCATGGAGTATCAGTAACTTCAGGAAAATATGGTTCATATTATTGTGAAGAACATGGCTATATTATTGGTATTATGTCAGTAATGCCCAAAACAGCATATCAGCAAGGTATACCCAGAACATTTTTGAAAAATGATACATTGGACTATTACTGGCCAACATTCGCCAATATTGGAGAACAAGAAGTACAGAATCAGGAGCTATATGCTTATACTGGAACCGCTACTAACACTTTTGGTTACGTACCGAGGTATTCAGAATATAAGTATATGCCTTCTAGAGTTGCAGGAGAATTTAGAAATACATTGGATTATTGGCACTTGGGCAGAATATTCTCAACGCAACCCGCACTCAATCAAACATTCGTAGAGTGTGCACCTGCAAATACAAAACGTATATTTGCCGTGACGAATGAAGGCACAGACAGTCTATATTGCCATGTATTAAACAAAATTACAGCAGTTAGACCTATGCCTAAATATGGTACACCAATGATTTAAAATGTCAACAAAGTGTATAACACCTTTTTATGTAAAGGATAAGTTTACACATGAAGAAATACCAGTTCCGTGCTCGAAGTGCCCTCCGTGTATGCGGAGGCGCACTTCAGGATGGAGTTTCAGATTAGTCAAAGAAGGTGACAGAAGTAAGAATGCATTATTTGTTACATTAACATATAATGAAGAACATATCAAGAGAAGTAAAAACAATTATAAAAATCTTGATAAAAAAGACTTACAAAAGTTCTTTAAAAGATTAAGAAAACTTACCAATGAAAAAATTAAATATTACGCAGTTGGTGAATATGGTTTCGAGCGTATGCGACCACATTACCACATTATATTATTCAATGCAAGCGCAGAAATTATACAACGCGCTTGGAATTTGGATAATAAGGTTATTGGTAATATATATATTGGTTCAGTTACTGAAGCTTCCATCGGATATACACTTAAATACATGTGTAAAGGAGGAAAAATTCCACAACATAAAAACGATGATAGACAGAAAGAATTTTCTGTAATGTCTAAAGGACTAGGAGCAAATTATCTAACAGAACAAATGATAAACTGGCATAAATCAGATTTACAAAAACGTATGTATGTACCAATGAAGGATAATAAAAAAATTGCAATGCCTAGATATTATAAAGACAAAATTTATACAGAAATAGAAAAGCAAAAAGTAGCTTTATTCATAAAGCAAACACTGGAAAATCAGGTTAATGAAGAACAAATAGAGTTAGGAGATGAATATAATGCTGTAATGGCTGAACGCCATTTACATGCCTTCAAAAAAATGTATAAACATGCCGAATTAGGCAGAAATAAAATTTAATAAAATGAAAGTAAAAAACATGTACAGCGCAGACTTGTTTGAAAAAAACTATGAGCGTAATGATGAACCATCATTAACAATACCAGACCAAACAATGTCTATAAAAGAAATTTTAAACAGATTCGCATCAGGATTACCAGTAGGAGGACAAAAACAAGCCATTTACGATGAAACAGAATCAGAGGATTACATACCAGATCCCCGTTATATGGACCTCGCAGATAGGCAAGAATTTGCCGAAATGTACAAACAAGAATTTCAAGAAATTAAGGAAAGAATTGAAAAACCAAAAACGGATGTTAACAGCGAAGCGGAATAACAACACGGAAAAAACTCCAACAAGTTTACTTGTTGGGGCTTTTTTACGAAGACAAGCGAAGCGCGTCAGCTTCGGGACAGGTCCCGAAATAGCACTAATACCCTTGATATATTAGTGCTAATTGACACTAACAAAAGTAAAGAGGTCAAAAAACACGAACGCGGAGGTACGACAAGGACAAGAGTTTGACAAAAAAAACTTTTGGACAAGTCAATTAAAAAAACAATATTTACAAAGTAAATTAAAAACTAAGAAGATGCCATTCCCAATAGCAGCAGCCTTAGGAGCAGCAAGTACAATACTGCCCCCAGTAATGACAGCAATTACAAACAGACAAAATAGAAAATATGCGTTACAAGATTGGAACAGACAAAATGCATATAATCATCCAAAACAACAAATGCAAAGATTACAAGAAGCAGGTTTAAACCCTAATCTTGTATATGGTGGCGGAGCTACAACAACAGCACAACCAGTGCGAAGTACAGAAATGCAGGTACCAAATGTAGATTTACAAAAAATACCTGAAACACTAGGTTCTTATCAAAGCTTTAAAAATCAACAACTTGAAAACTCAAGGATACAAGGAGCTTTAGAATTACAAAAAGCTCAAAAAAACAATATAGAAGCAAATACGCTTAGTACATTAGCAGGAACAGATTTAAAAAGGTTGGATGCAACCAGTAAAGGAATATTAAACCAATTTTTACCAGATGTACAAGCAGCAAATTTGGAAAAAACAAAAGCATCAACTAAAGTAATGATTTCAGATAATGAAATGAAAAAACTAATGTTTCCAATGCAAGTAGACAAAGTATTAGCAGAAATAGGAAATATAAAAGCTCGTACTGGAATGATACCAACACAAAAAGCTCAAATGTTACAAAACATTCAAGCAGTAAAACAAAGAATGAATTATTACGGGTTAACAGAAAGTCAAAAATTAGAAACTGGTAAAATACTTCAGGAATCAGCAATTATAAAAAATCTTATACAAGGAAAACAGATAAGAGGACAAGAGTTACAAAATGAATTAAACCAAGTAAAATTAGGTTTTAAAAGAGCTGGATTATCAGAAACAGCATCATCAGATTTAGTAAAACAAATTCTCTCAATAGTAGATTTCTTTTAACAATTAAAAACAAAAACAATGTACAGAAAAAAAGGGCGCTATAACAAGCGCAGGTCTTACGGCAAACGCAGAGGAAAAACAACACAAAAACGTTCTTATTATGTATCAAGAGGAGGTATAAGACTATGATACTAGATTTAAGAAATGAAAATACCGAAGTATATATATATGACTTCGAGGACAATGTTGAAATAACCATTGTAGACCATGAAACCACTGAAAAGTGTGTTATTAAAATGCCAACAAAAATTGTAGAAATATTTAAAAAATACTTACAAAATGAAGCCGAATCTATTTAATAGTATCAAATTAATGAAGCCGAAAAAAAATGTTTTCGACTTAACACACGACGTAAAATTATCATGTGA